GAGCCGGCGAGGGCGCCAGTCCGAGCGCCGCCTGCTCGGTGAGCCCGAGCGCCCGCCGCTGCGCGTGACGCATCTCCTCTTGTGGGCCGGTGGCGAGGACGGGTGCGGTCCGCCCGCCGAGTTCTCCGAGGTAGGTCTCACGCTCTTGCCCCGCCTGAGCAAGGCTCGGCGGCGGGGCGATTGAGGTGGGCAGGTCCGGACCTTGGACCTGGTATTGCCCGGTGCCCAGGACGCCGGGTTGCCGCCCGGAGCCGAACAGCCACTCGCCGATGTTCGCCATCTCATCGCCTCCCTGCGCGGTGGTCTTTACCGGTCGCCGTGCCGAATTCTACACCGAGGCCATGCAGGCGGAAAGGCCGATTGACGGCCACCGCCGGCAGCGTGGTGGGCGTCACCTCCCACCGCACCCGGAAGGCCTGGCAGCGCTGGTAGGTGGGCCCCAGGTGCCAACGCAGGGTGTCCACGGCGTTGGCCGCCGGCACGGTCCACGTGTGGCTGGTGTCCTGGGTCGCGCGGAGGTCGCGGTAGAGTTTGGCCACGACTTGCGCCGTTTCACCGAAGTGAGCCGCCAGGTGAAGCCACCACAGCCGCTGCACGCCGGTGAAGTCCGCCAGGTGGATCCAGGCGTGGGACCAAGCCAGAATGACGGCTTGACCGCCGGTGCCGTCCGCCGCCACCTCGTCATAGGTGGTATCGGGGGCTTCGCGCACGAGGCGCGTCCCGTCAGCCCGCAGCGCGAGTTGGCCATCCACGACGAGGTTGCGCGCCGGCTGGCTGGTGTGGGTGCCCCACCCACGCCAGGCGTAGCTGTACACGAGCGCCGTGCCCTCGCTCGAGTAGAAGCGGACCTCCTCCACCGCCTCCGCCGAGGCGCCAGGCTCGCCCGCGGGCCGCCCGGTGGCCACCAGTGCCCCGGTGATCGTCAGCTCGGGGTAGCCAGCGCCGCCAGGCCCGGGCTCGACCGTCTGGAGGCCGCCGGTGATGAGATGTGGCTTGCCCCTGGCCCAAAACATCAAGCCGTCAGGCGCCGTTACCTTGGCCCTGTGGTCCGCCAGGCCCACCGAGCCCGGAAGAAACTGCGGGTCCGTGTAGCTGTTGCCGGCGCCTGTTACGTCCGGGCCGCTGCCCTGGATGACGTAGGCGCCCTGCTCGGCGAAAAGGATGATCGCCGAGCCCACGTCATGCGCGCCGACGAGCGCGCCATGCTCTGCCGGAATGTCGCCGATGAGCTCGGCCGCCCAGGTCGTGCCCTCCGCCGGTCGGATCGGCAGGGAGTACAAAAAGGCTTGAGCCGCCTCCATCCGGTCAATCCAGGCGTACTCGCGAGCCCGTTAGATGGCTCGGTAGGCTGGCGGTGCGAGGTGGGGCAGTTCACCGCCGGCCGTATAGAGCGTCTCGTTGTCGAGGATGTCTTCGTCGGCCTGGCCATCCAGGTAGGCGACGGCGTCCGCGGTGAGGTTGTCGGGCTGGACGAAGACACCGGCCCCTGGCGTCAGTCGGTAGTGAATCGTCCCGTTGGCGACCGTTCGGTAGCCCACCAGCCGCACACCCCGCTTCCGCGTCCCATGGTAGAGCGGCACCGACAGCGCGGCGGTGTCGCTGTCCACCGCCACGGCCTGCGCCGCTGGCGAGGGAGCGGACTGGTGGCGTCGGCCGCGCGCGTCCGTCCATTCGTAGACCCAGACGTAGGAGTAGGCGCCGGCCGACAGCGCGCCGCCGCTACCGGCCATCGCCACCAGCACGCCCTCGGGGCCGACGTGAAAGCCATCTTCGGTGAGGGCCGCGCCGTCGTAGTAGAGCGGCAGGCCTCCCCCGAGGTGCAGCGTACCGTTTTCCCCGAGCTGGCCCAGCTCGGCCGGATCGGCAGGCTCCAGAGCTACCCGGGTCAGCAGGCTCGGCGTGATGTCCGCGACGCTCTCACCTACGTCCACCGTCACCCGACCGCGCCGCGGCAAAATGACGCTTGCCTTGACGCCCGTCACGAGCACCTGCGGCAGGGTGGCGCTCGTCAAGGGCGCCGCCTCCAAGGGCAAAACGCGCGCGAGCACTTCCTCGGTGCCATGGTCCGCCACCAGCGCCACTGGCTGGACGCCCGGCTCGTCGGCGTCCGGCCCACCGTACCTCGGCAGGTAGACCAACCCAACCATCGTCCGCCCGTCGAGGACGAAGGAGCGCGTCAGGAGTCGCAGTCCGCGGAATGCCGGCTCCGGCCCGCTCACGCCGGAGCCCGGAGGCGTGGTGGTGAAGGCAACGCGCTCCATCGGCCACTGCGCCAGCGGCTCAAAAAGCGCGGTCCAGGCGGTGGATCCAGTTTGCCGCAGGTCGGTGTGGTAGAGCCCCTGTGCTGCCCGACTGTTGATCGCCGTGCCAAGCACCAGCGGCCCCATGACCGGGCTGTGGGTGAGACCGTAAGTCCGGGCCTCGAGCGTTGAACTGGTAATGTCTCGATACGTCAGGAGCACCACGTTGTCGCCCTGGTGCGCCAGCGCGAGGCCCTCGAGCACCGGCGTTCCCAAATCGGTTCGCCCCAGGACGGCCAACTCCGCCGGCGTAAGGGTCCAGATTGCGTAATCGCCCTCCTGATAGGGTTCCCCGTCCTGAAGGATGGCGCGCAGGCCCGAGTCGGTTTCCATGGCGCTGCGAATGACTAGCGGCGCCGGGCCGATGTCAGCCGGAACGAACACGATCGGGGAGTTGGTTCCGGCCGGGATGAGCGTGTAGCGCGCATCCGCACCCTCGGCGTACGGCGCCTCGATCCCGATCCGGAAATCGCCAGAAAGACGCAGGCCCTCCGGTGCCACGGACAGAATCGGTGGCTCCGCTCCGTCTAGAAAAAACTCCTCGATCGGTCCGGTGATGGCCGCGGGTCCGGTAGAGGGGTAGACCGAGAGCATCACCAAGCGCGCCTGGCTGGTGACGTACGCGCGCCACGCCTCGGTTGCCGGAATCTCCAAGTTGGCCGGCCACGTGACCTCGATCCCCAGCGGCGCGCCGGGGTAGGGCAGCACCGTCAACGCCGTCGTCAGCGGCTGACCATCGGCGCCCAGGATAGGCAGCGCCGTAGAGGGTTCATCCTCATTGAGCTCGTAGGTGAATTGACCGGTGGGCGCGGTCAGGGTCCAGACGTCGTTGGCCGTGTAATTGTTCGGGACGGCGCCGTGCCACGTGAAGCGAACGCCGGCCGCTGGCTCGTGGATTAGCGGCTGTCCCGTCGTCGAGAAGTAGATGCGCTGCGCCGCGCCATAGGGGCCGGCGTTGACGCTGTAGGCAACCGTGCCCGACTGCACGTCGAAGCGGTAGGTCTCCGTTGTGGTGTAGTTGGGACCCTGCCCCGCCGGGAAGGTGAGCGTCAAGCCCTGGTTCTCGTAGCCGTCATAGATGGCAATCGGCAGCGGTCCGCCAGGGCCATACATGAAAAACGGACCCTGGCCGGGCGAGTTGTGGGATGCCGGCCCGCCGTTGAGCGATATGTTTGCCTGCAACGGGTACAGCGTCCAGCGCCACTTGTCGGTTCCGCCCACGACGCCCGCGGCAATGTCGAAGCTGTAGCCGAGGCCCGGGAAAGCGCGGGTCGTGCCTTCGAACAACTCGCCATCTTCGGTCCACGTGTCGGCAAATCCGCCCGGTCCGATTGCTTGGAACGTCCAGCGGTAGACGAGCGGCGGGCCGACGTCAATGATGACTTTTGAGGTACATACCACCTCCAACACGCCCCAGACTTCCCCGAACGTGTTGATGAGGCCCGCCGTGTTCAGCGTCATGGTGGAGGGCGTGTCCTCATAGTCAAGGATGGCTGGCGCTTGCCATAACGTGGCATCTACGAGCCCATCAAAGCGGTAGGTGGTACGCGCAAGCGTTGGGTAACGCGCCGGGACATCCGGCCCGACGGGCACGGTCGGCCCGGTGATACTGCTGTCCTCGGTTATCTTGGCCGCCACGGTGCCCGTAAAGGCCCACGCACTGCGCTCGACCGTTGGGTCCACGGCGGCCGGTAGGGCCACCGCCGTTCGCGCCAGCGCAAGCTCGGTGCTTGCTGTCACCACGAGATCCACGACGCCGCTGAACGTCGTGTCTGGCGCCACGTCCACGGTGGGAGCCGGATTGTTGTTGGGGTTGTTGACGGCCTGAACCGTCTGTCCTCCTTCCTCGGTGGCGGTGTACACGACGCGGATCGTGTTGTTGGCCGTGAGCACGGCGTCAAACTCAAACGGATAACGCGTGTTGTAACGCTGCGCCACGTCATCTGCCAGCAGAACCGGAGCCGCCCACGCGCTCGGGTCCGTTTTCTCGAGTCGCCGCCCCCAGAGCGAGCCACCCACCACGTAGAGCAGGACAACGCGATCCACCGTGACGATCAGCCGCGGCTGGTAACGCCAGAACTGCGTCCCGGCCGCATCCTCCGCCAAGCGTATCGGCCCCGCGATGACGATGCTCTTGTCCGCGTCGAACACCAGCCCGAAGAGGACGCGCCGCGGCGGGGCGTCGCTTGGCTCCTCGGCTTCGGTCCAGACCAGGACGTCGAGGTTGCCGAGGCGGGCAGCGTCGTGCGCCTCGGCAGACCGCGCTCGGGACACGAGATCCTGCGCCGTGAGTTCGAGCGGCCGGGCATCATTGGCTGTCCCGCGGCGCACCCAGCCATTCTGGGCCTGGTTCTCGGTGAGACCCCAAATGCCGTCGTTCGTCCAGCGGAGCGTCTCGCCGCTGCACGACGCGACGGCCAGCGCCACCGCCAGCGTGCCGCCGGTCAAAACCTCGTCCGTCAATCGCCTCGTCCCTGCTCGCCTCACGATAATTCCTCCTCGGAAGCTGCCGTTTTCCAGCTCAAGCAGAGACGTGGGAGCCACATGGTAGGCGTCCCTACGCCCGTCCCGGCCTTGTGTAAACTCCAGTTCGATGGCTCGTTTCTGGAGGCTCATCCCGACCCCCAGGCAAAGAGCCGCAGCGTCGTCGGCTGGCCGACGCCCAGGCCGCCGATGGCCACGACGTCCAGCGCGGCGCTGCCGGCCGCTCGCCAGTCAAGCGTGACGCCTGTCCGATGCAGCCCATCGGCCTGCACGGCATCCAGCACATCCAGCCGCTCAAGCCGCCCTGGAAAGCTGGCTGGCAGCGCCAGCCGCAGTGGAAGCGTGACAGGCGTGGTGACATGCAACTCGAGCTGTCGGCCGCTCCAGAGTTCGGGGCCGAAGCCTCTGAGGGCGCCCCTGGCGCCCGTCAGGCCGTCAAACACACGGCGGAGTTCCTGGACAAGCCGCTGCAAGCCCGCCTCGTCGAGAGCTCCGCCTGGCGGCCAGGTGAAGGCAGGCAGCGTCATCGCCACGTACTCCCGTAGCCATGGCGTGGCGGGCCACGGCGGCCGGTCTGAGGTGGATGTGGCGGCTCGGTGACCTGGCGCACCGGCACGGCGCGCAGAATCCTCGCCCGCTGCTTTTCCAGCGCCGTCTCGAAGCGGGAGGTATCCGCCTCCTCGTCCTGGGCGATGCGCCGGGCGGCCTCCTGGACGGCAAACTCCTCCCAAGTGGACTGGTAGTCGACCGTGTCGGCCGCGTCCACCAGCGCCGGCCGCTCTGGCTGGTAGGCGATGCGCGCCGTGTAGCCGGTGGCCGGTGCGGGCAGGAGTTCGAGCGTGGTGGGGCCCGTCGTGTCGCCGGTGCCAGTCGAGCCCGCGAGGCGGTACCGCCATGCTGCCCCCCAACCCCACGGGTTGCTGGCGGAGGCATTGAGCAACGCCTCCTCCTCGCCCGCGGCCACACGCTCCACTCGGTGCCATCGGCCGCTGTCGAACACGAACAGGCTGAGCAGCCGGTGAAAGTCCGGTGGCAGTTCGTAGGGCGTCGCCGTCAGAACCGGGTCCGGGGCGATGGTCCTCCGGTACCAGTCCTCAAAGCTGTCCTGGAGGTAGTCGTCAAGCTCCTGGAGACCAGCGTTGACGTGCGCGTCCAGCGTCGCGGTGGCGATGTCCGAGGCGACCATCGACACCGCGCGCAGGACGCGGTCACGTAGGACCTGGAGGGTGACGGCAGCCATCAGTACTCCGTGCCTTCGCCCATGTCCTTATCTTCGTCGCGTTCGGCCACCATGAGCTCGCACATCATCTTGTGCCCGAGCTGAAAGGCCTCCCAAACACGCGCCGCGTCCTTGGCCTCGACCGCAGCCATCAAACCTTTGGCCCAATCGAGGCCCATGGCGTTGATTTCTTCGGCGATTGGCTTGGGGCCACGCTTCCGACCCGAGATGGCGATGAGGATGCCGTCCATTCCCGGCCGGTATGGCAGTTTGCACGCCATATGTTAGTTGCCGCCCACGGCGATGGTGAAATGGACCCGGTTGCTGGGGTCCGCGGCCACATCTACCGGGACGCCGGTCTCCAGGGTGCGGATGACCATCGTCGTGCTTGTCGTCTCGCCCACCTCCACCGTGAACAGCCCCGCCGTCGCGCACTGGGGCGTCGCGCTGACCGCATCGATGGCCGGGATGCGCTTGGCCAGCGTGATGAGAAACTCGCCCACCCCCGTCCTGGCCACGGTGTAATTTTTGCCGCGCGCGTCGGTGGGGGGATTGGTGCCTGCCGGGGCAAAGCTGCCGGGAATGTCGAAGGCGCCTGCCCGCAGGCTCTTGCGTTGATTGAAGGGAACCATGCTCATGGCAATCTCCAGGGCCGGCCCTGGACGCGGCCGGCCCCGTCAGGGTGTTAGCTGCGCGGAGGGAGCTTCTGAACGGCGTTCTCGTATGGCCGGTGGCACACGAGGTTGCCCACGGCGCGGTACCGCATCTCGTAGGTGTCCGTCGCGTCGCGGCGCACGAGTACACCGGTTGGCTCGCCCTTCTGGGTGCCGGCGGCATGCGGCGCCGGCCCGATTGACCGCAGTTCCCACGAGCCCATCGTGAGGTGATAGGCGTACCCGTCCGGAGCCCAGGCGTCGGGCACAATCATTGAACCGTTGGCGAGCTGGATGCCGGAGATCCCCAGCACGTAGGCGTTGGTGCCCATGCCGCTCAGGCTCTTCTCGGGCACCGTTCTGCCGGTCATCACATCGACGAACACCTTTCGGAGTTCGCTGGCGCCCTCGATCTCTTGCTGCGCCTGCTGGAAGTCGCCGGGACTGAGGAAGATGTACTCGGGCTGAATGCCATAAATCATCAGTTCCTCGCCGGAGCCGAGCAGCGCCTCGCGATGCGAGCTGGCCCCGCTGGAATCGATCGCCACGCCAGCCAGCAGCACGCGGTCCACGGACCGATCGACACCGAAAAAGTTCTCGCCCGGAGTCGGATCCGCGTAGGGGATCCAGCCGGGGACGCCCATCATCTTCTTGTTGTAGTCGCCCTCCTGCACGATGAAGTGATCGACCGTCACATCCCAGCCGCCGATGGCCTGGTACTTGACTGTCCGCGCCGGTCGATTGACGGCGATCACCTTTGCCGTCCCCGTGTCGGCGGATCCGCCCGTGATGGCGTCGTACGTCTGGAGGCGCTGGCCGAGCTTGAAGTACCGAGCACCGCGCTTGTCGTCGTACCGGAACGTGCCGATACCTGCGACCTGGGGAACCACATCCGCAACGATCTTGGCGATGACGCCAGAGCCGTCAGTCCATGCCGTGAGGGACATCGAGTCGCGCAGGTTGGCCTCGCACTGCTGAGCGCCATTGCCCACCAGCTCGATGAGCGCACCCTGGTCTTCCTGGCTGGCGATCAGCGCTGGCGCCGGGATCTGCGCCGTGGCGTAGTCCAGCTTGTCGCCGTGAACGGTGAAGATGACGCCGTCTCCACCGTCCGCGTTCGTCTGCGCGTTGGCGAACGTGCTCGAGCGGCCACCGCCCTGAGACGTTTCGATTCTCACTTCCCAGCGCCGTCCGGTGCCGTTGGCGTTCTTTCGCAGCATCGCCAGCAGCGCCATCTTCCCGTTCATGAAAAACGGGCGCTGGATGCCGTCGGGGAAGATGATCGTGAAGATGTAGTCGATGTTTCCGGAAAACAGAGGGGGTTCGGCCATGATGGATTACCTCGGCGGCCACCTGCGGGCCGCAAGATCGCGGACTCGCTCCGCGGTGGAAAGTCGCAACCAATTTGGATCGACCTGCGCCGGTCCGGGTTGACCGCCGGCCACTGGCACGGCGGCGGTGGGGGTCGGGTCTCGGCCCTGCTCCTGGTGAGCGCGCAGCAGCCGCGCTCTCTCTCTCGTGTCGCTCGTCTGCGCCAGCATGTCGCGGAGGCCCTGGACGCCTGCCGCCTTGGTCTCTGCGGCCGGAGGCGCCATCAGCGCGGCATGCGCCTTTTGGTCCTCTTCGAGCGCGGCGCGCGCGCGCCGGACAGCTTCCTTGGCGAGTTCTGGCAGCACCTCCTGAGTGGCGTCCTCGCCCACCTTGGCCAGGATGTCGTCCATCGCCGCGGCGACGAGCGCGTCCTTGCGCGGCCACTTCGCCAGGATGCCGTACTCGGCCTCTGGGACGGCGGCCATGATCCGCGTGTAGATGGTGTGGGCTTGCTCCTTGGCGGCTGCGGCCTCCATCCGCTCCTGAGCTAGAGCGTAATCGCTCTCGAGCTTTTTACGGAACGCCACCTGCTCGGCCAACTCGGCCTCGAGCTTGGCGAGGCGCTGGCCTTGCTCGTTGAGCGCCGCGGGCACCTTGCGCACCGGCTCTGGCAGCTTGGCGAGCTCATCATCCAACGCCTGCCTGTCGGCCTCGCCGCTGACGAGTTCCCGCAGGATCTCGGTCTGTCGGTCCGCCGGCAGGCCCTTGACGAGCGCCGTCACGTCAGGCGGCTTCTCGACCTCGGCGAGCCTGTCGCGAGCCTTCGCGAGCTCGGAGGCTTGGGCCTTGGCGGCCTCGGCAGCCTTGCCGCGCTCGCGTGCCTCCCGGCGCTGGGCGCCGAGCGCCTTGACGCGTTCTTCGAGGCTCGAGCCTGCGGGCGGCGTGGCCGCTGGCGGTGGGGGCTGGGCTGGCGGTGCTCCGGCGTCCGGAGGTGTGGTGATGGCTGCGGCCTGGAAGTTCGGCGGTGTCGTGATGGGTGCGGCGGTCTCGGTACTCATTGGAGGACCTGTATGGGTGACGGCGGTAGAGGCGTAGGTGCGGCGGCAAGGTTCGGCGGAGGTGCTCCGGAAGGTCCTGCTGGCGTGGCGAGCGGCGGGGGTGCTGCGGCGAGGGCGGCGAGGTGCTGCGCGTCCAGCACAAACTGGCGGACAAGTTCCAGGCGCTCCTCCGGCGCACCGTCGAGCTGGGCGCGGTTGGCCACCTGGATGCCCCGCCTGAGGGCGTAGCCGACGTCGCTGAACGGCGTGGGTGGCGTGTAGAGGCTTGCTACGTTCTCGCCGCGTTCCGGCTCGTCCTCAAGGAAGCGCTCGAGCACGAGGTCCACCCACTCGCGGGCGGCCAGCTCGAGACTGTTGGCGGCCTCGATGTCTGGCATTTCGATTAACTCTCGGTATTCATCCGCGCCGATGATTCCCTGAGCAAAGAGTTCCTGGACAGCTTGACGGCGAGCGGCGGGCGTCGCTGGAAGCGAGGAAGACGGCAGTGCCTCGAGGACGTAGGCTGCCTCGTCGAGCTCGGCCTCTTCCCACTCGACCGCCGGACGTCCGCCCCGGGCGCCCTCGCCGGCCAGCTTGATCCCGTTGCGGTTTGCCCAGCGGCCCATGGCACAGATGTTCCGCTTGACGCCGATTGCTAGGTGGTCGATGGCGTCGAAGAGCATTGCCTGCCGGCCACTCACGAGGTCGCTCGCCTCGCGCAACGCAACGCCCGAGTCCAGCCCGGCCGGCTTCTGGCCGCTCGTGGCAATCTCGGTGAGCCCCACCTCTTCGAGACCCCGGCGAATCTGCCAGTCCACCATCTGGATGTGCGCCGGGTCGAGCACGCGATTGGTCATCACCTGCGGTGGCGCGGTGCCGCCCTTGATCACCGCGCCGACGTAGGGGCTCAAAAGCTGGTCGGTGCTGATCGTGCTTCCGGCCGGCAGCCACCATGCCGGTTTCGCCATCTGCTGCCAGGCGACGCTCAACCTATCCAGCACTTCGCAAATCGCGACGTGCGCGCGCCACACGCGCTCGGCCAACCCGGCTCCGTACCAGCCGCGCAGAGGCGGGATGAAGCAGATGGGCGCGAACGGAAAGAAATCCATTGGCTGGTCAATAATCGTGATGCCGTCGCATGCCATCACGTAGCGGCCCTCGCCCCCATTCGCCGAGGGAAACCAGCCCTCTGCGACGCCGCGCACCTCGCCGGTGAGCGGGATTGCACGTGGCTGACAGCCTGGCCGCATGGGTGTCCAGGAGGCCCTACGCACCGCGGCAAGCTTGGCCTTCCGCTCGGGACCAGACAACTTGGGCAGCGCCTCCACCTGCTTTTCGAGTTCGCCCAGGCTCAGAATTCGCCCCCGGGTCATCGCGAGCGGCCGGCCGTAGTACCCGTCGGCGGACGTGTCCACGAAGATTTCGTCCGGGTCCGCCCGTCGAACGGCGATCCGGTGGAGCTGGCCGCCGACATCAGCAGGCTCGAGGAGGACTTCGAGCAGGCCAACGTCGCCGAGCCCCGCATCCCTTACGACGAGCGTCTGCTCTCGGTGGTAGGAGCTCGCCCGCATCACCCCCTGGACGTATCGTTGTAGGCGCCGCGCGCGGACCTGCGTGGACCAACTTCCGCCGTTCGTGACAAACGTAACCCGCGGCTTTGCGGTGGCGAGTCGCGCCCCCACTGAGTCCACCACAACACGGATTAGGTTGTAGGTAAAAAGGCCGCTGTCGAGCAGGGTGGCCGCGCTGGCGACCGCGTCCTCGCCGTACACCAGCCGCGCCCCCGGGGCACCGTACACCTCGCGCCAAAGCGTCCGGTTGGCCTGACGCTGGACGCACGCCCGGTCGCCGGCCGTGGCGGTGACAAAGCCGATCAGTTCGTCGTGCGCCTCGCCGGTAGCGGCCGTCCACCAGCTCACGAGCCACCTCCTGGCGCCTTGGCAAAGCTTGTGCCCCGCAGCGCTGGATGGGCGGACATCATGCCGTCTGCCGGCGTGCCCGTGCCATGCACCGCGACGGGCGCCACGGCTGCGGGCGGGACCGGCCACATCTCGATCACCACGTCCCCGACCGTCAAGCGCGCGACCCCGCCGGACCTGGCGAGGTCGATCAGTTCGGCGATTCTAACCGGATCAGCGTCCACGATTTACAGATTTACTATTGACACCCCACCTTGTCAAGCGATCTGTCAACGCCTGCTGATCCGCGTTGGCCTTCATCAGCGCCTCTATTGCCAGTCTTTCGCTCCTTTCGGCCGCGGTCTCGTCCTTGGCCGGTGCGTCCACCTCGCCAGCGAGCGTTGACGCGATGCGCCAGGCGTAGAGCTTGGCATCGGCCACGTGGTCGTCGTTGACGACCTCGTAGACGCCCGGCCGGGCCTTCTGGGCCCGGCGCAGCGCCACCCACTCCCGAGCCAGCTCGCCCTCGGCGAGCACCTTCACGCGCCCGGCTTCGAGCGCGCCGTTGAGCAAGGCGATGGCAGCCAGCTTCTCCGCCTTCTGGGCCGACTCGACCGGGATGCCCGCGGCCCGCCAAGCGTCGCCGATCCCCTTCCCCAGGCCACCCTCGTCCAGGCAACAGCGGACCGGGTTCCACCGCTTGCGCGCGTCCTCAAACCGCTCGCGCCACTGGTCCGAGTTGAGGTTTCGCTCCTTGTGGCTCTCGACCTCGTAGACCACCGGGTGGGTGGAAGCCACGGCCAAGACGGTATGCGCGTAGCTGTCCGAGGTCCCCAGGTCCCCCCCGAGCACGTAGAGCCAGGTATGCCCCCTCGGGAGCGTCACGTAGGTGTTGCGCGCCGGGAGGTAGTGGTAGACCTGTCCCTGCGTGTCCTGCACCCAGCGGCCGAAGTGCTCGCGCACGACGGTGTAGGCGGAGAGCGTGAGCGCGAGTTGGACAAGCGCCTCGCGCTCGGCGGGCACCGGGTCGCGCAAGCGGCGCTCAAGCTCGGCCTTGTCGCCGCCGCCGAGCGCCGCCAGTTTTGTCGAAATCTCGCGCGCCACCTGCCGGCCCACGTAGGGGTTGTCCAGGGCGAGCCACTCGTGGACCTCCCAGGTCTGGTCACGAGCCGCTAGGCTCTCTGGCGTTTCGTTTCGGGTCACGTCGTACCAGAGGTCTCCAGGCCGGCAGAGCTCGCCCACGGTGCCAAGCAGGTAGATCTGGCCCTCGCAGTCCAGCAGCGCCGGGCCGAGGTCCTTTTCGACGAGCTGGCGGAGGAGGTCGGGGGGGAAGTTCTGGGCCTCGTCGATCACCACGCGGGAGACCTTGTCGCCGCGCATCTTCTGCGCCTCGACCTTGTCGTCTGCCCCCCGGAGGCGAATTTCCGTCCCCAGCTCGCGGTGAAAGAGGGTCCGCAGGTTGGCGTTCCAGCGCCAGGGCAGACCGTAGCGCTCGCAGGTCCGGAGCAGATTGATGTCGGGCCCCATCAAGGTTTCAATCGCTCGCTTCCCCCCGCCAGGGTGGACGTAGTAAACCACGGTCTGCGGGTTGCGATGACCCCCGTCGAGCAATAGGCCCTGCCCCGTCGTGCTCTTGCCGCCCCGGCGTGGCGTGGGGCTCGCCACCCACCGCGCTGCCGTCCGGCAGAGGGCCTGCTGCTGGGGCAGGAGCGAAACGAAAAATTCGTCCCACCTCGCCGGCTGTGTGGCGAAGGGCTTGTCGGCCAGCGCATGCCGGCGGCCGAGCTCGTCCAAGAGCGCGCCGGCCGTGGCCGTCAAGGCGCCGTCCGCGGCGCGTCCTCGAATACCTCGCCCGTCGCCGGCACGCGCACGTCCAGCCGCTCGCCACGGTGGGCCTGCCAAGCCGTCTCCGTGGCCACCTGTCGCGCGCTGCCGGCGTGGTAGTCCGTCCAACCGGTGCAGGAGCCGTCCAGCCGGACGATGCGGAATTGGTAGCGTCGCTCGCCGGTCATGGGTCGTTCGCCGCCCCGCTCATTATGATGAGTCGGTGCTCGATGATGCGCAACGCGCCGAGAAGCCCATCAACGTCCGACCGCTGCGGCAGGTGGATGGCGCGCGTGATGTCGAAATTCGGCATCGTCGCCGCCAACACGCATGCTCGAAGCTTGCCGGCCTTCGCCCATTCGAGCGCGGCCGTGAGCATCTGCACTAACTCGGCGTCCGGCGGACTCGCGGAATTTGGGGTGATTATGTGGTCGTTCATCTGCGGCGCTTCCTTTCGTGCCCGTCGCCCTCAAGCGCCTCTGCCGCCACCCCAAGCTCGCCGCTCTCCGCCTCCGGCAAAACCATCACAAGGCCGCGGTGCGCCGCCGGCTGGAGGATGGTCTGGCGCCACCGGCCGTTGGACAAGCGCTCCTGGACGAGCACGAGCCCGCCCACGAGGTGTAGATGAAGTTCCGCGCCGTCCACCAGCGCATGAACCGTACGCCCGGGGGCAAGAAGGATGCCGGCGCTGCTTTGGATACTCGCGAGCCTCATGGCGTCATGCCTCCTCCGTCCAGACCAGACCGAGCGCCTTGGCGAGGCACTGCCCAAGCCGCGTCGTCTCGGCGTACGTCCAGCCGGACGCCACCCCGACGCGAGCCAGAAGCACCCGCGCGAGGCCCTGTCGGCGCAAGGCGCGGTCCACCGACACCATCAGCACGTGCCTCCGCTCCGGGACGAGCGCCACGAAACCGCAGGCGTCGCCGCTCTCCGTGATAGCCAAAATCTCGACCCGGACGCCCGGCAGCGCAAGCTGCTCCTGGACGCGCTGGTGGAGCCTGGCGTTGAGTGCCTTCCAGCCGGCCGGGTTGAAGCTCGCCCCAGGCAGTTCGAGGTCCTCGAGCTTGGCGTGCCGCAGCGCCGCCACCCATGCCCGCGCTAACCAAGACCGCTCGTGCCGCAGCGGCTTGGCTGCCAGCGGGCCGGTGCCGTCGAGATTGACCGCCATCACTGTAGGCCCCCTTGCACGGCGAGTTGCTCGCGCAGCTTTGCCCGCTCGTCCGGCGCCATCCGGGCGGCCACCTGGAGGACGATGTCCACCGTGCTCTGGCCTGGCAGGCCCGCCGCCCTCCCGCCCGCGAGGCGCTGGGCGAGGAGCTCTTTCAGGAGTTCGGCCGCCCGGCCGGCGTCCTTCAAAAGCGCAGTGCCCGTCCAGCCCTTCTTGATTTTTGATTCAAGGTCCACGACGAGCCGTGCGAGGCTAGTCTCCAGAGACTCCTGTGCCGCCGCGAGCACGTCCCCGGCTGTTTTCGGCGCCGCGGTTCCTGTGGGTTCGACGAGCTCGCCCTCGGCGCGGGGCTTGCCGAGGTTGATCTCGATCCCGAGTTTGATTGCCGAGTCCCTGGCCCGAGGATCCGGTGACTGGAGGTTGGCCGCCCAGGCCAAGAAGATCAACTCCCGCGCCTCCGGCGAGGTGAAGGCCGCGCGGAAGGGCGCCGAGGGGTCGAGCCGCGGCATGGGTCCCGGCAACGGCAGGGGGTCCGGCGCCTCCTTGCGCGGACGTCCGGGCGGCCTCCCTGACCGCGTCCGGCGTTTGAGCGAGTCCGGCGGAAGGGGCGGGAGGGGCGGGAGGTTGCCCACAGTAAGCCCTCGACCGTCCTCTGCCCCGAGTTCGTTCGGGTGCCGCGCTCCGGCCGGACATCGTGCTGGAGCGCAGCTCGCGGAGGAGGCGCTTCGTTGGCGGGGCGGCTGGACATGCCGGCGACCTTACCACGCTGCCCCCCTGGCGTGCAATCGCGCGCGCGTGTATGGTGTCGGGATGTCCCTCCAGGAATGGCTTGATCACGAGAGAATTAGCGCGATCCAGGCCGCGAAGAGGTGGAGCGTCTGGATCGGCCGGGGCAACGACGGCACGAGCGAGCGGGCGGCAATCAGCAATTGGTACGCCTGGGCAAGGAGGGAAAGGGAGCCGGGCCTTTTCCACGGGATGTTGCTCGTGGTCTTTACTGCCGGGCTCGTGGGGCTCTGGGAGTTGCTCGACCGCCACCCGCTGCCTGGGGCACCGGCTCTTGTGCCCCTGTTCGGCCCCTCTCCGGCGGAAGCGGCTCGCCAGCGGGCGGGGGAAGACGCGAAGCGCAAGGACGGGCCAGCTAACTCGGCGTAGCCAGCGCTCACAACGAGCCTTGCAGGGCTTTTGCGATTTGCGGCTTGCGGCGTCAAGAATCGACAGCGTGCTTTCCGCGCTTTCCTCGCCACGCCGCGCGCAAATCCTCAACAATGTCGCGCACTTGCGCTACTATGACAAGAATGTCGCGGTCACTAACTCCAACTATGGCGCAGATGTCATCTTGACATCGCTGGCGGTGAAGGCCACCCTTCTTTTCTCGGCAGAGCGCGCCGGCGCGGACGGGCAACTCGGCCCCGGGTAGGCGTTGGCCGGTGGAGCGCGCTGGCGCGCTCCGCTTGCCGCGTCCGGCACCCCGCAAGCGGGGACCCCGCCGGCCGCAGGTTCCTCGACGGGTTTGATCTGCTCCCTGGCCTCGCGACGCACGGACGTGCCAAGAGCCGATCTTGAGGGCGGAGATGGAATCCGCTCACGCTGGACGCTAGCGGGCCGGCGCTTCTGTCCACTTGACAAAGGTCGTACGTCACGCTACCTTACGCCCATCAACGCAGTCCCAAAGGAGCCCGCCTTGAGCCGCCTAGCCATCGCCGTCACCGTCCGAGGAATCCGCTGTCGGGGCTACGACGGTCCCGTCCGTCCGGTTCGCGTCCACGTTGAAGACTCGGTGGCCAACCAAAACCTGCCGGCCGGAACCGAGGTCTTCCGGCTGCCGCGGTCCTGGTGCCGGGGTGGCGGCACAGGGCGGGTGTGGCACGAGCTCGCCCTGGGGCGCCCACTGGTACGGTCGCCAGCGAGGAGGCCGTCGTGAGCCCCACCCACAAATCTCTGGCCCTCGCCCGGACCGCGCGCCTCCAGGCCCGTCGGCTTGCCACCGCACAGGACGCGATCGATGTGGCGGAGGAGACGTGGCAGCCGGATGCCACGGCGCAAGCCCGGGAGAGGCCCGTGGAACTCTGGTCTCCGCCCTGGGCGCCGTGTGTCCTTTTCGGCCGCCGGTTCGGCCGGGTGCCGCGCAAACTGCGCAGAAGAGCCGCCCGCTGGCTGGCACACGTCGGGCTGCCACCGTCTACTCTGCGCCCGTTTTCGCGGACGCTTGCTGTCCCCCCCCTCTCGGTCCCGGTGACCGGGGCCTGGTAAGGAGCCGTTATGGTCCAATCCGCCCATCGCAACCACGCGCTGGCCCTGGCCGCTCGACTCCAGGCCCGGCGGCGAGAGCTCCGGCTGCCCCTCCGAGAGCTGGCCGCGTCCGCGGGAGTGAGCTTGGCCACGGCCAAGGGCTGGGTTTCAGCCGCTCGCCCCCAGGTGCCCGCCCTAGCCAACCGGCTCCAACTCTGTCGGGTCCTCTGGCCGGGGGAGGCTCCGGAGCAGCGAGCCCGAGAGCTTTTTGACGCCTTTTTCTTCTAACTGGCCTCGTAACCCCGCGTAACCACTCGTTTTTCCACTTTCTTTGACCACTCGCTTGACAAAGGTCGCGAGACTCGCTACCTTTATCCCACCAACGCAGCACACACCGGGAGAACAAGATGAGCACCTACATCAACCTCCACAACGACGCCCCAAGCACCCCCTGCTACTCCTCTCACGACATGGATCGCCTCGAGGCTCGACTTGCCGAGCAGGGGGATAGCCTCACGCGACCGGCGACGTGGAAGGTCATCGTCGCGGCGATGGACGACGCCACCCGCGAGCAGGTCCACGGCGAGCTGGCCCCCTGCACCATGCGGGTGTTCCTTGCCCGCTACCTCGACCTGGCGGACAAGCCCCTGGTGATCGGCCGAGCCGAGTAGCAGTACCGCCACCGCTTTTTTTGACCTCTCGCTTTTTTTGACCTCTCGCTTGACAAAGGTCGCGAGACTCGCTACCTTTATCCCACCAACGCAGCACACACCGGGAGAAC